AGTGCCTTAGCACCTTTACGTATTCTTTTATCTGCCGTTCCTAGCAATAAAAATAAAGGAACTATTAGAGCAGTAGCAATATACATTAACGGTATTCCTACAGCCGCAGGTATTAAAAATAATGTAGCTTTTGCTAAATCTTTTGCAAATGTGAGTATACTGCTACCCATCAGCGCGAATGCTTTCGTTCCCTCTTCTAATTTTTCTTTATCTGAGGCTCCCCATATTTCTAATTGATCTTTAACAAATTCATTAAATTTATTAATTGTCTTTCTTGGGACAAGCATAAAGACTAATAACCCTTTAGCCATTTCAATCGTACCAGCACCTAAAGCCTTAAATGCATTACCGCCTGCCTCCAATTTTGATGCACCACTCTTATTTCCACTAGAACCGCCAAATAAACTACTCAATCCTCCACCACTATTTCTTTTCTTAAGTAGTGCAGTTTGTAATTGCAACTCTTTTAAGATAGCACTCTGCACCGCATCACCAACAGTACCTTGTGTTGCCATTGCTGTTACTAATCCAGTAATTGCATCTGCTGTTGTTTCGGTAGCAGCTTGGATCTTTGTTAATGGATCCATTAATTGTGCTAATGTTACGGCGGCCATTTAAATTTTATTTTTTAAAGTTTTGGCATGGATATCTTTGGCATACTAGGCATATTTGGAACTTTTACATTTGACATCTGTCTTTTAGCTTGCCCTGCCATGTTATCCATATTGTATTTATCCTTCTCATCTTGCGTTTGTTGTTGTTCTTGCTTATTACGCTCTTTCAACAAGTCATTATAGATTTCCAAAGTATACTCATATTCATAGAAAGGAAGCAAATCCAACTCTGATGGTTGGAGATGCAACTTTTCTAATAATAGTACCCTAACTTTAAAGAAGTTCAGAAGAGATATCTGGAATAAGGAAGAGAGCCTTGATACCGCCGGGAAACGTTAAAGGAACGGTGACCTCCTCAACGCAACTTTGACATGGGAATCCCATCTCTGGCTTAACGCCTATTTTTAAATCTTCACATAACCTATAGACGATAGTAAACTTAGTGGCATCCCAGCCTTGAAAAGATGTAATCTTTGAAAAGATATCTTTTTCATTCCATCCTCGCCACTCTCTTTGTAGATAAGGCAAGATAGCTAATGTAGATTTATCCCACCCTAGATTTTGCTCTTCTCTATCTCTGATATAATCAGTTATCGCCCTCATTACGCCTACTGTAGGAGGTGCTAATTTAATTTCACCATAACTTTTAGTTTGAACGGTATAACATTTTTCGTTATGATCATAATATTTTTCAATATGATCACCTATAGAATTAAATTGTAAATTCTCAGTTCTTAATTCAACACTTTCTTGTGCTTTACATGCAGTTTGTTTACATGCCTTTTTACCTACTGGCATTTTAAGTACCTGTTCACCTACCTTAAATGTTAATTCTCTAATTGATAAAATTAAATAAATTCTATCTTCTTCTAAGATATCTTTATAAGATCCTCGTTGAGAACCATACATAACTTTGGTACATGACATAACCAAGTTATTTAAACCTTCATCTACTTCTTTTAAATTATTTTCATCAATAGTTGAAAAAGCTCTAATTTCAGCAACCTTTGCTGGCCTAATTTGAATTTCAAAATCATCTCTATAAAATCTACCACCCGATGGGAATGTAGATAAATCTAATTTAGTATAACCTGCTAATGAATTTAATCTCTGAATTTCTGGATCATCAGAAGTAACCTTTCCCATTTGCCTATTAACATCTACCTTTCCTAATTCAGAAATGACTTCTTTAGGTTGTTCAGTAGCTTCAGTTGTTTCTATTGCATCAACAGGTACCCCTTCAGCTGCTGCAAATTCTTTTTTAATATTTTCTTCGTGCTCGTTTGACATTTCTTAATTGTTTTTTATTAATTGTTTTTCTGGTTTAGTTTCACTAACGATATGTTCTATAATTAATTGTCTAACATACCTAGATATTGCAACTGGTTTAGTTGACCTTTCCATTGATTTTTGTATAATTATTGAATTTAAACTTTCTTCATCCTCAGGTGTAATTAGGACTTGTAATTTTTTTGTAAGTCTTTTCTTTTGAGGAACTAATTCTTGTACAGTTTCATTAAAACCATATTTAGGATTATCGGATTTAAATTTATTAATCCAATATTCTACTCTTTTTAAAACATCACCTAAAGATTCATCATTATCAAATTCTTCTAAAACTTCTCTATTGAAAGCTTTAGTTCCAAAATCTTTAACTGCTCTTTTAATGTACTTACCTGTACCATAATTATTAGGATTATCATTTACAGAATATCCTACATAAACTTTTCTTGTTTTTTCCTGTTGTAATTTATAGATTATCATTTCTATATTATATATTTTATATTATATATTAGAGTGAAGGCAAAAAAACTGGGAAAGTTTTATACAATCCCAGTTTTTAAATTAATTATTGTTTTATGCTCCTACATTTTCCTCAACCCAATGATCACATTTGTAAGTCATTGTTAATGCAGCTGCTTCCTGTGTAGTATAATTTAATTCATCAATAAAATCAGGTTGTCCTGTTGGGAATACATCTTTAAATGTAATCTTTCTAAAGATATCACCTGCTCTGTTGTATTGAACAACAATCATACTTCCTACATAATCCTTTTTCAATCCCATTTCACCTGTTAGCGGATCATAGATTAAATTATTCCAATTACGGAATGTATTATAAATGTAGTTTTCATTTGCTTCATTAAAGTTAAGACTAAAGTTAAGAGTTAAATCAACCATAGTTGAAGCCGGCATACCTGCATAAGATCTATCAGCGAACTTATATTTCTGATTTACTGGCTCAATTGATGGATTTAAATTATTTAATCCTCCTATTGAATTTACTTGCTCTAAGATTAAACCCGTATCATCCCCTAATGGTGAAAATACTGTCACCTCAAATAGGTTAGGCTGAATAGGTTCGTACCTTTGGCTACTGGCCCTTGATTGGGTATAATGTGGTAGTGGCATATTTTATTTGTTTTTTTATATATTCGTCTTTAGTTTCTTCTTATTGGAAGTTTCCTGTACTAATTGCTCCAGTTCTTAAAATTGTAGTTCTTTGTACAAGAATTTCCATTCCTCTTACTGGTTCAATATATGTATCTAGGATACCTACATTTTGATCAATAACTTCTGGTGTGTTATTTGTTTCATCCATTATATTTCTATAATCATAAACACCATCATCATTTTGAACAGTTGCTAAGAAGTTATCAGCTAATGTTTTAATTTCTAACCTTGTCTGAGCTGTATTAAATTCAAATAGGTAGTTTTTCAATATTGCTTCTATACCATCTTGGATGTAAATAACAACTTCTCTAACATTAATTGAACTTAAAGCAGATTTCGGTACTTGTTGTGCAGTTTTATTTGCAAAGATAGTTGGACCAGTTCCACTTTGGAATATGATCGGATTTAATCCGAATGGCTCCAAGTAATAACGATCATCTTTATCTAGGTTAATTTCTAAACCTACAACTCCATTTCCACCTATTACTCCACGTCTTACACCTGCCACGATTGACCAAGGTAATGCGTTTTCATATTTCAGAATAAAGTTATTAGATACATTTGCAGCTGGAGGAACATTAATGTTCTTTCCTAAATCCCTAACAGTAATATAAGGATAGAAGAATCCACCCCAAGAACCACCGCTAGTTGCAGCAGGTAATGAATATCTAACTGTTGGATTTAATGCAAGATCTCCACCTTCAGATATAAACTTAGATGAAACACCACCAAGTAAATCTGTAAAGCTAGGATCTGTACTTTTCTTAAAGTCCTTAGCCGATGGGGCATTAATTAAGGCAAACGCATTTTTTCTTTCCATACATAAACTTGTATAAATTGATTTTGAATTTGCTTCAATACCATTACCAAATGTATCTACCAAGTATCTAAAGTTAATAGTTTCTCTATCAGTTAATGCTTTAAATAAATTAGTACCTCCTAAGATTGGACTTAAACATTGATTTTGTCTAGATTCTGAACCATCAGGTACATGTTTAGTTGCAACTAGTTTAAATCCTGGTAATTCAAAGATATTTAAATAATCAATCCATCTGTCAATTGGATAATATAATTCTACTTTTTTATCAGCACCTACAGTATCTACACTAACTTCAGATTGGCATGTTACCAATAATGCAGTAGTGTTTGCAGGAATAACAGAATACTGAGATGATGTTACTCCACCAACTACAGAATTAATTCTAGTTAATCTTGAGTGCCCTGTTAAAGTACCTTCATCATGTACCAAATAGTTTCCTACTATAATATCAGCAGCCTCTGGTGAAGTTGATGCAATTAAAATTTCATTTGGTTTTAATGTTGGCTCATTAATTGAATCACCTAAAATATCAATAGTTAAGTTAAGTGCACCTTTTAAAGTTTGTACATTTAAACAATTAGCAGCAGCTAATGTACTACCATCAGATTTTAAGAAGAAGCCTGCACCGTTTAATGTAAACTCTTGGTGAGGAGTTAAGTTAATATAACCATCTTCTTGGTAAGGTGTAATTCTTACTGCTGGTATAGAATAAGCTGGATCAGAAATTGCTACTCTTTGTGTTGGCGCAGTGTGAATCCATCCATATTCTATAGCATTCATTACTAAATAAGATGTATATTCAATTCCACCTAGTACATAAACAGCTTCATCACCATCAGTTAGTGTACCGTTTGCAAATTGAGTTTGTAATGTTGATCCATAAGAACCAATGATTCCAGCAGGAGTTCCATTAATTGGACTAAATTCATCAGCTACAAAATCAAAGTCAGCTTCATTAATATAATTATAGCTTGCATCTGCTGCTGTACTAAAGTCAGCTAAATCAGCACCATCACCAGATAATAATATAGTTATAGTATCACCTACTGTTTGTTTAGATATAACTGGAATGTATTTTGTACCATCTTGGCTTAATATAAATGTTCCTACAACAGTTGCAGTATTAGCACTCATACTATCAAAAGCATTCCATAAAGCATCTTTAGGATCATTAGCATTAACAATTTGTAATTGTATATCTGTACTTCCAGTTGGAATAGATTTTGTAATTATACTTGATGAGTTTGTTACTACAGTTCCTGTGTCAAGTGTTCTACAATAATTTAAATCAGAAACAATTGATCCACTATATGATAACATGTTTATATCATCTTGGATTGAATTAGCTTGAATATACTCAATGTTATGTCCTATCATATCAATACCGCCTTGTACACCATCAATTAAAGTATCACCGTCAAATAAATCTTCATTTACAGTAACAAATAATCCAGTTGATGCCGTATCAGCATTAACAAGTTTTTCAACGAAAAGGTTATTACCTAATAAGTCTACAAAATCAGGAATTAAACATGCAGTATAAGTAGCTTGTAAAGTTACTTCTGTTTCATTAAAGAATTCTTGTAATAATGTATCAGTTGAGTCAGATTGGAACTTTCTTCTCTTTATACCTTGTGTTGGATCAAAATACTTTTGGAAAGTAGGATCCGCATTAAATCTAGAATAAGGAGTAGTTGTACCGAAGTCTCCACCAAAGTTTCCTTCAATTACAAAAATATCTACAAAGAAGTCAGATATTAAACTATCTTTATTTAAAAATCCAGGAACATTAGCAGCACCGTACCATTCTTCAACTGTTACTTGGAAAGGTAAAACATTTGTTAATGCAGATTTTTTAGTAATAACAGATATAGGATTTTGACCTAAGTTTACAATATCTAAAAAGTCATTTACAGTAGTTGGCTGTAATGCATCAGTATTTGCGCCGACGTTTGTTAAAAAGTCGTCTGTTGATGGAAACCAAAATTTATCTCTGTTATAAAATTTTGATAACTCATAATCAGCACCTGCATTCTTTTGTGATGTATCAAGAGTAGAAGCAGTTGAAAATCTAACTGCATTAACTTTATCATTAGCATCTAACGCTAATAAGTTAAGAGCAAGAATAGGTCCTCTTTCCAAAGCTGTTAAACAACTTCTGTGGAAGTAAGAATCCTTTCTTTCTAAATTTCTATCTATATCACCATATACTTGCTTAAAGAAAGCTGTATCGGGAATGAAGACGGGAGTGTTAAACGGGCCTGTCTTAGAAAAACCGACAACAAGTCGTGTTTGATTAGCAGGGATACTAACGACTTGACTTTTGTCAAATTCAAATCTATATGTTCCTGCAGCCTTAAGAGAAGCGATTTTTGGATCTAGTGCCATCTTGTATTATATTTTTTTTGTTTATTAGTTTTTTTATATATCTACTAAGTAACTACTTTTTATACTAAGTCATAGATATCAAAATTAAGATTCCCACCCTTTGAATCTTTTTCTAAAATTTCTTCTATTTTATTTTGAATAGAAGGATCTATATCATCATATATCTCTTCAACAAAATCGGAAAAATCTAATGTCGTAAAGAATTCAGAACTATTTATACAAGTCATAATTAAATCATCATTGCCTAATTGGCCTGCATATGATCCGTTTGGAAGTTTACCAAACGTTGAGGATTCTTTTACTGTATCTTTATCATAGATACAAATTTTATTTTGAGAAATATATTTTTTAAAGTTTTGACAAAAAATAGGTTTATTATCTTTCTTAACCTTTAATCCAAACTGTTTAGTTTTTGCATCAACTCTATGTTTAAATTTTACGACAGATTCTTCATCAAATTCATTTCTTTGTGGAAAGACTGTTTCCATTCTTTTTATTAATTCACCACCAAACATATTCCATTCTATAATTAATTTTACATTTTCTGAATAAAATAAATCAAATGCTAAAATATACAAAGATTTAGCAAATTCTTCAATAGTATGAGAGTTACTTCTAAACCTACCAACTTGCCTTATACCAAAAAAGTCAACAAAACTACCTGGAGTAGTTACTGATTTCCAATCTTTTTCATCTAACATTTTTATTTGAAATATATTAATGACAGAATAATCACCACCTGTACCTTCAGCTATATCAACAGAGAATACCCAATAATTGTAATCTTCTTCTATTTCATCAAGATTAAAATTAGGTTGCCATAATAAACCAGAATAATCAATATCAGCATCATCAAATTCAGGTATTTCTTTATGTTCAAATTCTATTTGTCCTTGTGTTAATTTTTTAAGGCTAGCTGCACTTAACAATAGTGAAGAGCTTGCTATAAATTGATTTCCATATTGTCTGTTAAATGCTTCATCGCTTCCTAAGTTAGCAACTTCTTGGCGCATCCATGCATCGTCCCTACCAGGCACATCCCACCAATCAACTCGGAATGGTGTATATTCACTTAATCCTTTATCAGCTGCTGTATAAATGTCATAGAACTTATTAAAGCCGTTTGGTGTACTTGTTATAATAACTTTAGAGTTTTGTGAAGCGGATACTGTTGGATATACGTTTTCATAAAAAGTATTTACAAAGTTTGCAGGTATGTGAGCAAACTCATCCATGAATAATAAATGAATAGTAAAACCAATTGCTGCTTTCTTTGTAGTTGTTTGACCAATTATTCTACAACCATTATCAAACTTAGAATTAAATACATCCCATTTTAATGTACCGGGCTTTAGAAAGAAAGGTAAGTGTTCTAATATAGTTTTACCTTTATCAATAATTTCCCTTGTTGTAGCAC